TGACAACAATGATTTCCTGCACTTTGTTATCGGAATCTATCCGCGCAAAATGAGCCATTAGACAGCCACCCTCACAATCACAATACCTGAGCCTCCAGCGCCAGGGCCCAATGTATCTGACCCTCCTCCACCGCCTCCGGTGTTTGCCGTTCCGCTTGTTCCGCTTCCGCCTGATGAAGCTCCTGCTCCACCACCTCCTGAGCCTCCAGCGCCTCCCGTGGAACCGCCGCGACCTCCTCCTCCTCCAGCGTAAGTGACTGAAGCTCCTGTTATTGAGGAAACTGCACCGTTACCACCAGCACCGCCCGTTGTGGATGATGATGTTCCAGCCCCTACGGCGCTGGCCCCACCCCCACCGGACCCTGAACTAGCTGTAGAAGTAGTACCACCGTTGTTTCCCAGTGGAGAAAACCCTAAACCTCCAGCCGGATTAGTGCCAGTGTTGCGACCCCCTCCGCCTCCACCAGAAGCACCGTTTTGCCCAGCCGCCCCATAAACTGAACCAGAGCTATTGAACGCTAACGCCCCTCCGCCACCACCGCCAGGGGAATAAAAATCACCAATCCGGCTTGAGTTTCCGTTGCTCCCTAATTTTCCTTCGTTGTTGTCTTTCACCGGTGCAGCACCACCAGCACCAACAGTTACCGTGAGAGATTCGGCTGGAAGATAAGCGGAGGTAATAGGAACGAAACCTCCGGCTCCACCACCACCTCCCCAACCATGTCCACCGGAAGCCCCAGCGCCAATAACGAGCAATTCAGCAAACCCAGCCGTACCCACCGTAATCGACCCAGAACCCGTAAACTGATAAATATCATATGTAGTCCCGGCAATCACGGTCCCAGAAGTAACGGTAGGCGAACCCGTTGTTCCAGAAATGACAGCAGCACCAGGGGTAGGCGCACCCCAAGCAGCCCCATCCCACGTTTGCAACGCACCACCACTAAACCGGGCAACATTAGTCCCATCAGCAGCCTGCCAAGTATCAAACTTTGCAACACTCGCCATCAGTTACCCTCCGAAATCTGTTTGAGCCGTGTCCTTATCAGTAACAGGAACACCGTCACTGTTCTGCCAGTCATCGAAACGCATGGTGGACATTAGCCAGCCACCTCCATAAGAGTAATACTAGAAATGCCGCGCTGGTCACTCGACCCAGTATTCACAGATACCGTGCCAACAGTTGTGTAAGTAGCTACCTGATAAATAACAGCAGAAGTGCTGCTAGGGCTGTCTAAATAATTTGCCGAAACAACATTTCTATCAGCAGAATCTACTTGATTGGCGTTAATCGTTGCTTGACTACTACCGCCACTACCCTGTGCAGCAGTAATAATTGCACCATCCCTTTTGATATTGAATCTTTTGACTGTTGTGTTACCACAAGAAATAGACATCATAATCAAAATTTTGCTAGAAGTAGATGTAGGAGTAATTGTGGCGCTTAGTCCAGTAACATCAACATCGCTAGTGCTAGAAGTGCTAAAAGTGTCTGTCTTAGTGGTGGACACAACCTGTAAAATTGACCCAGCAGGCAACGCCCCAGAATCAATCACACCATTAGTGACAACCGCATCCGCCCCCAAGTCAGTGAGGTTATTGACTTTCAGAGTAGACACTTACGCCTCCAAACCGAAAGCGACAGACACTTCCTCAACAGTCAAACCCAGTGCCTCAAGTTTCGCCACAGCCGAAGCCTTAGCATCAATGCGAGCCTGAGCCTCATCCGCGATCTCCTGTTGCACAGTAGGCCACAGTTTCTCCAGCTCAGCCTTAGTGGGTGCTTTACCGTCACTGTGCCACACCAGACCAGAGTAGTCATCCCCATTCAGGGTCCACTCTTTCCCAGGGTACTTACGGGTCAGTATTGTTGTGATATCCATTAGTTGTTCTCCTTAGATAAGTTTACGGTAAGCATTAGCCAGCGACCTCCATCAAAGTAATAGTCGAATATGCGCGAAAAGAGTCCGCAGTATCGCCATCAGTACCAGACCTGTTCACATAAACAGTAGCGGCCCCAGCGGTAGCGTTCACCGCCTCGACAGAATAAGTAATTGAACTCGTAGTACTTGGAGAGTCTAATTGTTCTAAGGTTATGCTTCCAATGGAAACACCATAAGTTGTTTGTTGAACGTTGGCCGTCGTCACGCCTGGTCTATTGCTGACATCGGCAGGAGCGAGTCTTGTGGCACCACGCATCACCCTAAACGCAAGACTTCCATATATATTGGAGTTGCTTGTAGCGCCCGTAACAGTAACATTCACAAGGATTTTGCTACTGGTGGAACTAGGTGTTATTGACGCTGACAGCCCCGTAATTGGAACAGAGTCACCACCAGACGCGAGAGCTGAGCTGAAAGTATCTGTCTTTGTTGTGGATACAACCTGCAACACCATCCCAGGCTGAGTAAGTTGCGACCCAGACGCCACGTCAATCACATAAGAATTAGCAGCCAACCCACTAAGAGAACCGACACTCAACTCACTCATACAATACTCCAAGCACTCGCAGTACCCACCGTCACAGTCGCACCGGCAGAAATCGTAATCGGCCCAGCACTAACACCATTGTAATTATCATCAAAAGTGTAATTATTCGTGATCGTGTTGAAATTAGGCTGAATCGTGTCATCAGCCACATTCCCACCACCACCACCAGAAATCGTCGTCCAACCAGCGGTACCCGCATAAACCTCGACAGTTCCACCACCAACATAGGAAAGCATGCCCTCCACGGCTGTACCAATCGCAGTCGCACGAGCAGCGGTCCCAGCAAACGACAAAATCGTCTGATTACCGATGTACGTATTCATATCCGCAGCGGTCAAAATCTCATTGACTTGCCAAACTTTATAGGGCATAGAAAATCCTTACCAGCTCAGAGTGCCTACATCTAGTTTACCGAACACCGCGTCATCCAAAACAATCGGCGCGTACCGAGTTTCCTGGAAACCAAGCGTCACAAGATGCGCCAAAGTATCCACCTGATGCTCAATGCGAATAACCTCCACATATCGCACGATCGCAGGACCGATATTGTTCGGGGTGAAAGAAACTTTACAAACATCACCAATTTCTAACCCGAGTACCTGATTTTGCACCGCAACACTCTTGTTCTGCAAAGACAGGTTTATCGCCTCAAAACGATATTCCGGTTGGGAGAACTGTGACGCGAAACCGAGCGCAATATCCACAAGATCAGCGTCATTAGCCATTTGCATGTTCGTAATCGTCAAAGCACGTGCACCATACTCATTGATAGATGCTGTATCTAACGCGATAACAGTGCTTCCGTCTTTACGGCTCAAAGTAATATCGTTGTAGAGCTCCTCCGAACCGTACACAACCTGTACCGAATCAATAGGAATCCCACCAGTACCAAACTCCACAAGAGTGCTAGTCGTTGGTGCTTTACGGCGGTCACGGAAAGCAAACTTCCCATCCCGAGTAATAAACACGTAACCAGGATCAGACTGGGCAATGTTCTGCAAATAATTCAACGCGTTAGTTTCAGCAGCAACCGTGGCAGTACCCATATTGATAGTTCCAGGGTCAATGTCACGAGAAACAGCCGGCCAACCAATCTCCGCACGATCGAGAACCGAATTGATACGCGCACCAGTCAGCTCTTCACTTGGCGTGTGCTCCGCAAGAATCTGGTTAGCGAACAGGTAAGACGTGTCATAAGCTTTCGCCACCGCAACCGAATCTCCATCCGGCTGATAATCCAAATCCCAGTCCTCAATCCAACCCAGGAATGTCACCGTACCGTTTGAGGAAACACGAATCTCACGTCTTGGAACAATGTTGCCCGCATAGGGTGACAAATCGTAAAGCGGATCAAAAGTACGCAAATGGTTATTCAACCCAACATCGCATTGACCGGCAGGGAAAGTAGTAAATTGTGACGTTTTACCGCGAGTAATATCAATAGTTTTTACAAAATCTGTTACATCAATGAAGAGCACACCACCCAAGGTGTATTCGGTGTTGTCGAGGCGACCCTGTGTGGCGCTATCTAATGTAAAAAAAGGCGAAAAAGGTGCTTCGGTAAGATCGAAACCAATTTCAACTTTAGGCGTAGGTATGGGCATTAGCCAAGATTCCTATTATTGGAAGCAGCAAGCACGCCAGCCAAAGTATTTGTGTTTACGTAACGGCGAACAGCATTCGCGGTAGTTGATGCATTAGCACCAGTACTGATATTTATATTCGTGGTGTTGCCAGCAAAAATACCCGTTCCGGTTGCCGGAATGCCCGGTCGGGTTGACCCAAACATTTCACGAGCAGCCGACAAACCAGCAAAACCAGTGCCGGAGAAACTGACATTACTGCCCGCTGAAAGACCAACGTTCAAAGCGGTCGGGGCCAACGGAATTGGCACATTTACTGGGGAGGTCGGTCCCGGTCTGGGACCCTCATCAGGTCCAGGTCCGGGTCCAGGTCCAGGTCCGGGTCCTGGTTGGAAATCAAACCCTGGCACCTGAGGCATACGAGCCAAAGCGGCCTCGGCAGCAGCAATAGCACGCTCAATACCAGCAATCAGCACTTCCTCAAAGGAGGTAGTAAACGCTTCAGCAAGGGCGTTAGCAGTTGACTCCAGTTCGGCAGCCTGAGACTCCAAACCAGCAACAATACCGTCAACAAACAACTCACCCTGCCCGTACATGACCTGGGCGGTGTTCTCGCCAAGTTCCATACCGAGCTCGTCAAGCTCACGGAACAAGTTGTTTACTTCGTTTACAGTGTCAGAGCCACCCTCGACAAGAGCGCGGGCAGTCTCCGATCCTGCCTCCACACCGGCTTCCACAAGCTGGTTGAACAACATCGGGTCCAACCCAAGCGCACGAAGAGCCTTCAGGTCCTCGACAAACGCCCGAGTACGGTCAATAACACCACGGAAACCCTCTACAAGAAGGTCGGCTTTACTCCTGGCCTCCTCAATCGGTTCCGTAAAGTTCGTGATAAGCGCTGTCGAGAACTCACGAAGCTCATCACCAGCCATAACCGTCTTACGAGCAAACTCCACAACATCGATACGTTCAGTCTCAGTATCAATGTCCCGCAGAATATCCGTAATCTTGGCGCTGGCACGGATGCTCTCACCGACCGAATCAATGAGTTGCATAGCTGCGTCACGGCGGGCAATAATCTCGTCACGTTGACGCTCAATATCACGGAGCACCGCGATTTCATCACGGGCATACTGCAACAAGTTCCGGTAGGACTCATCTAACAGATAACCGTTATCAAAAGCGTCACCGAGTTTCTCCTCAATACTTCCGAGGAGATTTACAGCGCTACGCTCAAACTGACCAAGCTCAGTCTCAATCGATGGCAGAACCTCAAACTCGTCAAGGAAGTCAACAAAGGCATCCCGAGCGCTTTCCGCTTCCCGAGTGAACTCCTTGAACGGTTCGAGAACATTTTTCTCCCACTCCGCCATAGCAGCTTCGTAACCGGTCGTCGTGGCGTTGAAAAGGTCCTGTACGGCTTGCACAGAAGCAATACCGTTCTCCACAACCGAATTGAATACTTCGCGCCACTGATCACCCGAACCAAGAACAGCACTAATCAGCTCAGGTGTTGCACCTAGTTGCTCAAGCTTCAGTTTCGCTTTCTGCTTTTGCACCTCATCCGCAAGATTTGTGTAGAAATCACGCACACCATCACGGGCCGCCCCGCCCACAGCATCCGGTCCAGCCCCATCCAAAAGATCAGAACCAGTGAACTGAGCCGCATTGACAAGCTCTTTCAGCTCTTCCCGTGAAGCGCGACTATATTCCTCTACGCGTCCCGCATCTAGCGACTCAAGGAATGCCTCTTGCTCCTTGACAGCCTTTTCCAAATCCTTAGCAGTCTCTTCGGTACCGTCATTGAAAGCACCAAGTTTGGTCAACGCGAAGTCAACCGCAAAACCAAGACCAACAATCAACGCACCAATACCGGTCGTAATCATTGCAGCACGGACACTCTTTAGAGCAAAGACGGTGCCAGCAAGATTGATATTTAGCAGTTTGACCGCACCCGCAGCAAGCTGATTAGCGGTCTTATACGCCAGAACAATGTTTGTTCCGATCGCAAGAACCTTATGCGCAGCGCCAAAAGCTAGAAGCACACCAATAACGGTTGTTATTACTCGTGCATTATCTAAGAAAAACTCTGTCATTCGGACAACAATGCCCATAATTAGTCCAGCAATTTCGCCAAAGGCTTTCAGCCGACTAATCAAAACATCTTTGTTCTCGACAAGACCACGAATAACATAAATAAGGCTTGTAAACGCCTCAGTAAGAAGAGGCGCTAGCTCATCAATAAGCGGTCGGAAAACCTGAATTAGCCTACCTAATTGATTTACAAGGGTTCCACCGACATCAGCAGCCAAATTCTTGATTTGCGCTTGCAACAACTCTTGTTCAACATATAGCGTGCCCTGTTGATCACGGAAAGCACCTACAGCATCCGCAGAACGCTCAAACAGCAAAATAAGACGAATTTGCTGATCGAGGAATCGTTCTTGAGCACCGGTAAGATTCTCCAGTTGTAGTTTGGCTTTTTCGGTCTCGATTTCGTTCTGCTTCATGCCGACACCGAACTTCTCGATCGGGTCATACTCACCACGGAACAAAGCCGTCATTGCGAGCAAAGCTTCAGAAACGTCGTAGCCGTACACAGTTGCGAGGTCGGTACCGAGCGCTACAAGCTCTTTCGTAAGCTCCGCAGTGGTCTGCATGTCGAAACCGGACTGCTTGATAACCGAACCCAAGAACACGCTCGCCTGGGCCGCTTCAGCCTGAGACAAACCAAACATCTCAGCGTCTTTGGTGAACTGCACCATTTGAGGTGTAACTTCGTCAAAGACACGACCCAAACCATCCAAGTTACGAGTCAAATCACGAGCTTGCTCAATAGCTGTGCCCGCAAAGTTCACAAGAGCTCGACCGGCACCAAAAGCAGCGAAAGCAGCACCAGCCTTCAGTGCAGCACCACCAAGGTTATTTACAGTGCCACTAAGCTGACGAATCTGCTTTTGAGCCTTGACGATACCCTTGTCGTCGAACATCGACGCAAGAGTAACCTTTAGACTACTTCTCGCCATTACAGTCTCGCAATCTGATCAAGCGCGTCTTGTACGCGCACCTGTGTAACAATCAAAACGCCTTCGATCTTGTCCTGTACCTCATCCATGTGTTGCTCAGCAGCCGGGTACACGGCACGAGAAGCACCACGGTACTTATTCAATTTGTCAACCATGTGTCGTCCCTGACCATTGATGGCGTGAGAACGCAGAATCTCTTTCGGTCCATCTTTCGTGTTCACTGTGTACGGGTACGGAAGAGTGCGGGATCGAGTATCAATATAGGTTCCCTTACGCCCCGCCATGTCCTGAATAATCGTCGCAGGAGAACGCACAATGAGACGAGCAATCGGCACAGCCTCGCCCTGACCGAATCTACGAGCTCCACCAAAACTCTTCGGCATATTGAACAACACCTGATTAGCTTTACGCCCCGTGTTGTACGTCAAACGACCCGGAATGCGAGCAGGTTGCATACCGTACCGGTAGCCATACCGTGCAGAACCCCGCAGAACAACACCCATCCGGTCAATGCTCTTCTTGATACCAAGCCGAGCAGGTGCAGCAATCTCACGAGCGTTCCGAGTAAAGTCTTTCCAAATCTCACGATCAAGCTTATTGATTTCACGCAACATGTCACGGTAATCAGACAACACAATCTCAGACGTGCCCGGACCCCGACTGGCCGCGAAACGGTTGGCAGCATTCACCTTCGCCAACTGAAACGCTGGCTCAGAAAGAGATACCATTACACACCGCCGATCGTCTCTACTATTCTACCGATAGAAAAACCGCCCCACTCGGGGGCGGTTCTCCTATGATCTCGGAAGATTCTTTGCTATCAACCATCTTTGCATGGTCCATAGCATGCGATCCTCCAACTGCATCAACTCTCTAGGACTAATCCCAGTCTCCACAGCTAGACCAGCGATATACCAGTGTGCTGAGCTATCGCCCAACCCAGTTATTTTGGGTCGTCATCAGACTCCCCGATAGTCGCAACCGTCTCACACCACTTGTCATATTCAAGTTTTGTAGCGCCGGTACGCTTCTCGCTGTGCCATGCCAGGTACAGTAGCCAACCGATTCTCGTGTCCTCCGCGAGCTTCGCAACACTAATGTTGTAGTTGTTCTCGAAAGCCACGAGATCGGCCGCGCCACATGTAATGTCCTTAGAACTGCCGTCCTCGAACTGAATGTGTAGGTTTATTTTCATGTCGCTAGCTTACAACAATTACGCGGTTGCGTAAGCAACGGCACCCGTGGTCGGAAAGGTCACACTAAACGTGGCCAAATCGCCGACTGCACCAGGCGTCGCGGTGAAGCTGTTGACAAGGACCGTAGCGGTGTATGCGGGCGTAGTTGCCGAAGCAGCAGTTCCGTTCGCAATCACAACAGCGGTTCCGATAGTTCCAACGAGGTCCTGGAACAGGGCAGAAACCCCACCAGCACCGTAATCAGCGTGGAAGTCGAGGGTAAGCTGACCTGACTTCAGGCCTCCAATAACCTCGGTCCACCCGCTGGAGGAAAAGTCAGTAGTCTCGACCTCGGCAGCGCTCAACACGAGCTCCGCACGCGCAACCGCGTCCGAAATCTCGGTGCCATTGAAGGTTACTTTCTGTGAAGTAACAACATACTTAGCCAATTTATTTTCTCCTTAGCAGTACGCAGTTGCCGTAAATTCAGCAACTAGGTAATCAGTGTCATTCAGTTGCAGAGTGCCGATGCTAGTCATACTTGAGACGCGAACGTCTGCCGCATTACCATCAAGACTCCTATCCGATTCTACCGCAGTCTTGATACTCGATGCCCCGCTCTGACTTGCGTAACCGTTCAAAGAACGCTGTGCTACACGGTCAGATTGGCGACCAACGATTACCATGATGCTGAAGGTAAACACGGTGAGGCCATTGTTGAAAGCCTGATCATAATCAATGCTTTCCAGTGACACCACTGCAATAGGCGGGTTTGGGTTATCTGGCAAATCCGCTGAAGAGCGAAGTCCAGAAATCGTTGCGAGATTAGTGGCGATTGCTTCCCGCAATGCACTAATGTCGGTCATTACGCCATCCTCACGCGCATAAACGGATCGCAGAGGGTAGCAATGTCAGGGTCGATACGCGCCAACCGAATCACCCCGAGGGCATCGAATCCGGCCACCCCCATCGGGGCATCCGCACGCTTATAGTATCTGGCGGATTGGAGCACGGCAGCCTGACGGATTACAGTGGGGATAGCACTCCAGCCCCACACTCCAGTGACCTGTACCGTGGCTTCGTGACCGCCTGTGGGGAACCAGTAGTCACCGATCGCACGAATCTGTGTGTAGGGCACGCCGGCCATTCCACCGGACACACCATTGAGGGGTTCTAGTTGGTAGTCGTTTGCGCCCCAGGTGACATCGTAAGTACCGTTTAGGTTCTGTGACGTTTTCAAAGTGGTCAAAGATTGCAGATCATCGATTTGCACCAGGAAATTGTCATCGGGTGCGAAAACTCGGGTTGCGGTAGATGCGGTGAAAATCCGCTCAGTGTGTTGCTCAATCTGACGTGAAGCAGCTTCGATAACGAGCTCCAACAAAGTGTCGTCAACTGAATCATTGATGTCCAGTGATCTTTTTACGTCCTCAAGTGAGCACAAAGCGTTAGTGATAGCCATGAAAAACCTCCACCATCTAGTCTATCGTCACTTACCCCAGTCGTTTAAGCGACGAACATCCAAAGACCATTGACCGGCGCTGTAATCCTGTCTCGCTACTTTGTCGTGAAAATATGCGGAGTTGCGACGGAATGACTGATCATTCATGGCGTTGTAACGAGCATCACTACGAATAGTCGAAGAGTTGTCATGCTCGGTCGGGATATTGATTCGCCTAACCGTCACGTCACAATACTCGGCGCGACGCATGTAATCGTTATCCTCAAAGTAAGCGGGGAAGAAACCGCACTCATCGAACAAACCTATACGGCTGACAGCCTCATCACCGAGAGAAAACGTGTGCCAATGAGGAAACATATCGGAAAGCGTTATCTCGTCTCTACGAGCCTCACAGAGGCTCTCATAAGCACCTGGTAAGAAAACCATGTCATTAGAGGCAAAAAACCACCGGTCATCGTTCGGAAACGACTTAATACCAAGATTCCAAGAGCCACCCACCCCCAGATTCGCTGGTATGTTCAAAATACGAATGTTGTCAATGTATTCAGAATGTAGAACATCGTAGAACTCGCCACCATTATCAATAATGAGAAGATCGCGTATCGGAAAATTGATACTTGCCAACATGCGACGCAACAAGTCATACCGATTCAACACCGGGACAATCAGGTTAGGTAACATCACACGCCCTGAAACTTGTGACCCTCAAGATTGAAATTGACAAACGGGTTCAACGAATACACCTCAACCGAGTAGTTCTCTTTCAGCCAAGCCTTCATCCGCATCAAATGACGGTTATACAAATCCCACGGCTGATGACCAGGAGGATACTCGTCCACACGATGCTCACCATCAATGCTTCCACAATCAGCACCCACCAACACAATGTTGCTTGCACCCATCCACGCAGCCAAGTGCATTGACCCGTGAATCGACGATGAGCCAAACACAATCTCATCCTTCTTGGCGTGCTTGTACGGATCGAAACCGTCACCCTTCGGTGTTGGGTCAGTCAAAGTGTTATAGATAAGCCTCGACTCGTTCTGCACACACCCCTCACCGGGGATAGACCCCGGATTTGGGTGCCAACGCGAAGAACACACGTCATGTGTCACAGCAGCCAACATTCCAGGGTTAGCTAAATTTTGCAACACACAGTAGTGGTAATGAGTGAACAAATAGTATGCGCGAAGGTCAAAGTAATCGGCGATGAGATTCGTTGCGACACATATCTTGTCATCAAAGAACCGAGGCGACAGATACCCTACTGACGCACCAGAACCGAACACCCAGATAGTAGAACCCGAGTGCTTATCCTTCAGCGTGTCAAGACGTTTCACTAAACTCACCCCTCAGCAACGGCATCCAGTAATCGCGCCACACAGTCTCCACATCAAACTGCAAAGCAAACTCCCGAGCCACCTTCGACTCGCCCTTGCCTTGCTGGTAAGCGTCCTCCAAAGCATCCACGATCGACGGAATCTTCGGGGTCTGCCACCAAGAGCTCTGACCGGCATCCCACAAAGGCACACCATCCACAAGCCAACCATCCTCGGCAACTAAATCTTGCGAAGCGGCCCAACTAGAGGCAATCGCTCTCGTTCCACACGCTTGCGCCTCAATAGTCGGCACACCAAAACCCTCACCCATGCTAGGCGCTAACAAAACATCCATGGCGCTGTAATAAGCAGCCAAGTCTGCCTGTGGCGACCCATAACGATACTCAAGCGGGTTGACAAGCAAAATGCTTTCCGCTGGCACATCCAAAGCCTTCAGGAGCTCCAGCAAATTCCAACCAATACCCGATCCTGTCGCATCCGTGTGCAAATACAGTTTTGTGTCCGGGTGCTTCTTGTGGAAAATGCTAAACGCTGTCAGATTCTCGCTAAACGCTTTCCTGTGAATCAGACCGGACGCTTTGTTAGCAGCAACCATCCCAACAATGAAACTGTCACGACTCTTCCAATAATCGCGAACATCCATCCCGTTAGTCAGGTTATAGCTCGGACGGAGTACCTTCGTGTCAATACCGTGCGGAACATAAGCATGCTCTATTTCATGGTTTTGCATTTCCCGCTGACCAAATGGTGACATTGCAATCGGCAACACATTCGGTTTCACCAACCACTCTTTCACCTTCGGTGGCATCGTTATGTGATCAAGAGGCGTCCAGGACCAAATCTGACGCATCTTCTCCAAATGCGGTGAATCCAAAACCCACACGTCATACAGCGTGAACAGGACATCTTTCTTACCAGTCGAGTTCGCCCAGGTCATAAAGTCAGGTACAAGAACATCCATCGAGTAACCATGACCAAAGCTACGCGGAAAATGCTTCACCGGTCCATGCGGTGTCTGAATCGTATCGATCTTGCCCTCAAGACCAAAGTTAGAGAAGTTTGCCACATCCAGACCGTGACGTTTCAAACGGTCAATCATGTACTTCACTTGCTGACCGTAGCCAGTAGGTGCGTCGTAAGAGTTAGACCAAACCCCTACAGCGCCAGACAGTTGTTGCTTAGCAATCGGATTCCCACTTTTTCCCATGCCGGAATCCTAGCAAACAGAAGGGCCGGGGCAACCCACAAACCCCGGCCCTTCAGCGTGTCGTCTCGTACTAGGAAGCAGCTCCCGCGAAGTACTTGACGTGACCAGCGTGAGTCAGGTCGGAGTCCACGCGAATCAGGAAGCGGTAGTACACCAAGTCCTGGTTGAATGCGTAGTCCGCGCTGGATGCGACCTGAAGGCCACCAGCCTGACGCACAACAAACGAAGGCATGTGACCGAACAACACGCTCTTCGCAGAGGTGCCAGTAGCGGCCATTGCCGGGTTCTCGATTACTGGGAAACCAGCGAACGAGTCGGGCTGTCCTACACCGACCTGGTATAGGTATTGTCCCGAATTATCTTTCAATTTCCGCATTGCACCAAGCGAAGAGGTGTTTGCCATGAATGCAACACCGGGCAGGGTGCGGGCAGCTCCATCGAGCGAGTAAATCAGGTCGATGAGGTTGTCAGCGGTGAAAGCACCGGAAACAGCAGTTCCACCAGTGATACCAGAACCGGCAGCGGTAACAAGACCCTGGGGCTTGTTTGATCCGTCACCAGTGGTAAGCACTGAGTTGATTGCGTAACCGATAGCGTTACCAGCAGCGTCAGCGATCACGGACTCGATGTTCACACCGGAGTCGCTGAGAAGCTCAGACGAAATCGGCACGAGGAAGCCATACTTGTAGGCTCCGAGTGTGATGTTGCTGAAGGTGGGGTCGGACTCGCTGATTGCCGAACCTTCAGGCGTAAGCGCAGCAGTGCTGTACGCGGTCAGAGTCGGAATAGTGATGTCCTCACCGGATGCGGTGTTGATGTTGCGACCCACTTCGAGCATGGGACCAACCTGGCGGGCAACAGCGAAAACCTCGTCGAAGAAGCTCTTGGGAACCAGGTTGTCAGACTTGGTAACAGTGCGCTTCTCGAACGTGTGTGAACGCATTTCGCCCATACCAATGGAGCGAAGGATGTCCGCAGCGGAACGGTCCTCGTTGGCAGGAACAAAGTTGCTTGCAGATTCCTGCACTTCGGCGCGACGCTCTTCCTGACGCTGTGCTACCGAGATCGCCTCGTCAGCGGCACGGATGTCAGACTCAAGAGCGTCCACCTTTGCTTTGGTCTCAGCGTCAAGACCGCCACGCTCCTCAGCAACATCCAGGGATTCCTGAATCTGTGCAACGAGGTTAGCGCGGAGCTCTTGCTGAGACTTGATGAACTCAGACATTATTCTCCTTGTGAATGTGATTACTTGTCGTGGTCGCGCTGACGCAAACCAATGGAACAGCGGTGCTGACACTCAACTGTCTGTAACCAATTCTACCCGAGTTATGCACAGGTAGTACTAAAAGACCCTCCCAGGGAAAGGGGGAAACTGGGAGGGGAAACCCGCTACCTCTTCTCCGAGGACCGAATCACGCGAGTTTCTTTGACCGGTTCCTCATCCTCACGCACAATCTTGGGCGCGGGTGCGGTAGCATCCAAGGCAACAATCGCGTCAACCCACTGATCAGCCAGGTTCTTCACCGGACCGGACTCAGGGTTGCCCGCAATGTCCATGATTACTTTTTTGATATCAGCTTTGCTAGCCACGATTAGATGCCTTTCAGGAGGGTTTCTAGTTTCTTCTTCTTGATTTCCAAAAGCTCAGCACTGAGTTCCTCGTTAGCTTCGACTTCCTCGGTGTTCTCAGGCTCTTCGGCTTTCGGACCAAGAGTATCAATTACCTTACTGAGAATGCCCGCTTCTTCCTCGGTCAAGTCTTGACCTTGTTCGATCTTCAGCATGGCGTCAGCAAGCGCGTCAGGGTCAACAGATGCTCTCTCGCAAATCTTGTCGATAGCGCGAACACTGGTGTGACCGGCAGTACCTGGGTAAGCAGGCATGGCCACGATACTTGCCTCGAAAAGTCTGACCGACTTCAGGACACGCTCGTTGGGGGAAACCCATTCGTCACCACCGGGGGGCACAGAAAATCCGAAGCTCATTGAATCGATATCGCCTCTTTTGAGCAAGATGGATGCGTTTTTTCCGTCAGAAGTCGGTGGTAAATCAGCTTCCACGCGCAAACCGATTTCGTCCTCATGCAAACGCAAAGTGCCAGCACGCGTAGAACCGAGCACCGTACCCGAATCGTGATTCCAGAGAAGCTTGATGTCGTTACGGCTCTGCAAGGACTTGCTGAAAGCACCACGTTGAATCGTCTCGGTAAATGGCAACGGGAGTGAAGGACTGTCCCAAACAGCAGCATAACCAGTGAAAGTCATGCCGTCTCCGCCGTCGCTGTCACGCAACTCAAACTGAGTGCTGTTGACGCGTGTTTCGATCTTTGCCATGTCTCTTGCCTCCACACTTACAAGTGCCCGATTTTCTTCTTCTAGTCTAGCGACTACCCGTTGTGCATAACGCAATGCCCGGTTAGCAGCGCGTTTTGACGGACCCGAACCCCACAACAAGTGAGCGACCACGCCAGCGGACGGATAATCTTCATTGCCGGGTTTGGCAGCGGGAGAATCCAGGTCTCCTAAGTGGCGTGCAATCCACGCTGCTATCCGTACCCATTTGTCTGCCGTGACGTTACCGGCAGCCATAGCGCGAGCTTCACGAACCGTTGCCGGACGCAAACCATCACCCGAGTAACCCTCTTCGTGATATTTCAAACCTTGTCGGGCAGCGGCCCTCATGAAAGCAGGCGCACTAAGATCAACTTCGCGTTGCTCAATCGAATAACTAGCGTCATTAGTTTGATCGCTAGAATCATCCATGTTTGGTTCGTCATAACTGAATTCAGGCATCGTGTCATCAATAAGAGCAGTAACTCTTGACAGTTGCGAGAATTTCAAACCAAGGAATGTTGACGCCTCTTGCCACTGTCCATCAACTTGCTCATACATTTGCACCAGGGCAGCAGGGTCAAAATAAGTTGCTTCGATTTGCACACCTGAGCCTGGAACATCTACAAAACCAGAAGTAACAACTTCCCGAATGCGACCTTGGAATGTTTCTCCGTGATCCTTCCAAGAAACAAAGTCACCTGGCTTGAGTGTTCCCGGCATGGCACGCTCACCCAAGAACTCGGAACCTTCTTGGGCAGCGATAGCAAGCGCCTGATCGATAGCGTCGTCTTTTGTTTCGTGGCAACCCATAACTTCGCCATCCTCTTTAATGGTCGCCCACCCTGAGCAACCCTCCGCTGAATCAGTAATGTAATAAGGCATTAGTTAAACTCTATTCGTATCCAAGAAATGTTGTGCGCTCCCCCGTCACTCACCATGTAAAGATCATTCAACGGAGGCAGGTCAAATTCCTCTGTGCCAAGCCCGGTAATTTTGTAACCATTGTTTATAGTGACGGTTGGTCCACCAATGTAAAGTTCTTTGGTGTTGTCATCGTTGTGAATGTATAAGCGGCTATACACGTTGCTACGCCCATCAATCTTGACGGGACTAGCACCTACCGACTGGCGACCATTCGTAATCATTATTCGACGACGTACTCCGAGTTCGGGTCTGCCTCGTCAATCTGTGAGATAGGTTGCAACTGGACTGAGGGCAAACCAGTGTGTGCGATCTCGGGCAGACCGAGCGCCTCAAGAACCTGTGCAGGATCAAAACCAACCTGCACAAGTTGTGAAGCCATCTGCACCTTCTCGGTTTCTTCCTTCAGGTTTGCAGCGGACACATTGACATTCGCCAACGGAACCCTGACCGTGCGTGCCGAATCATCATCGACATCTGGGAGGTCCTCAAGCCTGCGAACATCATTGATGGTGAGGAACCCAGCCATAAGACCGGTGCTATAAGCGCTCATGCGGTTGTTTATGTCGGCGCGAAGCAGGCCGTCAAGGTTGAACTTGATGAAAGCTGTTTCCCCACCGGGGTAACGTGCCATGAGGGGCGAGAAAGCTCCCTCCATCTTCTGCACAATAGGTCGCAGACAGTGAGTAACCCAAGCAAGGTTGTTTTGCTCCACCGAAGCGTAAGTGTTGGTGCCAGGGAGACCGAGTAGGTGTGGTGGCACATTGAATGCGCGAGCCACATCCTCTACAGCCATACGGCGTGAGTCAATAAACTGCGCCTGATCGTTACCAATGCTTGTGGGCTTGTAGGCAGCACCGTTTGAGAGAATGCCGGTGCGGTGTGCCCTCTTCCAACCCTTGTGGCGTGAGTCGAAGCTTTCCTGCAAGTTCTTAGCTTGCTCAGCGGTCAACTTGCCGGGGTATTCAATGATGCCCTGAGTGGTGGCACCTTCTCCGAAGAATTTGGCAGCATAGTTCTCAAGAGCAAGCGCCAAACCAAAGTTCTCTTTGAGGGCCTCGATGCGAGAAACACCTCGCATGTGACCGGGGCGAACAACGTCGGGGATGTGAATCATCGTGTCCGAGTTCAACATCTTGTCCTCGTTCTCGACCTCGTACATGACGCGACCGAGACCATTGCGGTGAATTTGGACATCCGCAGGGTTGATTACAGTGAGGTTAGTTACCTCGCCACGTCGGTTCGAGAAAACGCGAATGAAAGCGTTGCCATCAAGGAGCAGAGACACAATCACTGAGCCATAGAAGGCTTCTTTGGTTGTGTCGATGTCTGGGCGTTGCACCCATTCGGGTCGTGGGCGGAAAGCTGTGCGCTGACCATTCAACCGAATGTAAGAGTCCACTGGGAGTGTGGAGATAGTGTCGCTGATAAGGCTGACTGCCGAAAAGATTGCGTTGACAGAGAAAGCTGTCTGATCGTTGACTACAGTGGCAGAGTTTGTGCCAGCTTGCAGGAAATCGCCTGAGCCCCAGACTGTTTGGAACGATACTGCGCGTTCCTCGCTTTCGCCGAACAGATTACCGAGCATTACCTACGCTCCAAACTCATACCAAAAAGAATTGCGAATGCGCCAGCCACGATAAGACCGGCGGGAGGGAAAACCAAAGCCGCACCCGCGGCTACGAGAACTGCGCCACTAATTTGCAAAATGTTTACCAGCATATTGTCCTTAGAAGAAAAACTCCGGCACTCCCTCATCTATTCTACTTGCTGTTGCACGATCGTAGGCGATAATGAAGGCTATCGCAGCGTCAATCTTCTTCCTTGACGCCGATGACTCCTTCGTAACCCTCTGACCACGGTGATCCATCTTGATAACACAGTTATCTATGTGGCGTGACAGCACAGGGTTGCCATCATGCACTAAACGCTCTTCAGTGACCGCCTCAAACACCTTTTGAGTCGCTGGAATCATCAAATTGAGCAAATTTGTCTTGTATTCGACGATTGGGAAGTCCATTTCGTCCAAATCTTGCATCATTGACGCCCAACGGTACGGGTCACACGCGATTTCGCGACACTGAGGGTACTTTTGGACAAAATCGATGATTGTTTGCTTCACATCTTCGATATTTACGCGCCAAGTGTCATCATCTTGCTCAAAATCCTTCTCCCAGACCTTCACAAGCTTCACTTTTGGCTTTTCGCCGTCTTTTGGGAGAGTTACAGCGCAAATTGCGGTGCTGTCGTTCGCGTAAGACCCGTCAAAGCCCAAAACATAGTCATCGTCCTCGGAAATGTCGAATTCTTCCGCTAATTTGTCCCAAGAACCGGTCGGAAGCCATGCCTGTTGGCTAGAAACCCACTGATTGCACCGTTTTGTGCGAAATTCAGCTTCGGGTGTACGTTTTACCGCCGATTCAAAGTCACTAGCAGCCACAATGTCATCAAAACCCGGGTTTGCGGACCTCCAAGTGTCCTCTAAGCGGTGATCAGCCTCCGCAGGTGCCTCCCACCAGGCCATAAAGAAAGTTTCGTCCTCATATTCGCCTTTACATATCTTGCGACCATAGTTGTAAAGGCTGTAAGCGATCGAGTCACGCCCGGTGGTATCAGTTTTCACACCAGCGGTCGTAATCGCTATCAAAGTCGCCATTTTTCCACGTGCACCCTGAGCCAACGACATAACATCGAACAAGTTACGGTTCGGCTGGGCGTGAAGCTCGTCAAAGATAACGAGTGTTGGTGACAGACCTTCGTGTCGTGGTGCGTCAGCGGACAGTACACGGTAAACATTGTTTGTGGCAGGTACGAGAATGTGGTCGCGGTAAATCTTGACGTGCTCATTGAGCTCCGAGTTAGCGATCATACGTTTCGTGTCCTCAAACACAAGACGCGCCTGGTTACGGTCGGCAGCTACCGAGTAAATCTCTGCACCCTGAGTTTTCACATCCATTAGCGCAAAAGAGGCAATGACAGAAGCCAACGAAGTTTTACCATTCTTTCTCGGCTGACCCACCAGGGAGACGCGGTGACGGAGTTGCCCATCCTCATCCTTGGCGAACAAGTAACCCATGAGCGTACGTTGCCAATCACGCAACACAAGTGGCGAACCCGACGCACCCGCAACTGAGTCTTTTGTAATCGTGGCAAAGGCGTCAGAAAACCGGCAGATGAAATCACCGTCACCGCGCTCGACAGCTTCGGGCGGTACGGGCGTCAACCACGCCGGTTTAGTCATTCAAGCTCCAACAGTTCCCTCAAAGCCAACTCCGCCTGCTGCGGAACAACACCATTCCCGCAAGCGCGAAGCTCCTCCTTACGCCCAACATCAGCACCAGTGATGAAACCTTCCGGCAAACCCATCATCCATTCTGTGAACGATGACGAAAGCCGGTGAGTCTCCTCCTTGCCATCTGGCTTAGTCGGGTTAGGCGCAGAACGCCCTATAACATTTTCCCACCGCTCGATCGCCTCAGTGAAGCGACCCCAATCAATATCTGTTTTATGCACCAAGCGAGACAAAGAAACCGAGTGCATAGACCCTTCAGAAGTTTGCGACGACTTCATATTGTCGTTATACGAATCAGTAGCCAAAGGTGTCGGTAAAACAGCCTCACGCTTTTTCGGTACAAGTTCCCGTACCACTGTTTCGCGCACGTTCGCATAACCACCCTTGCTCCGATCAATCTTGCTCTCGTCACGAGCAGGCAAGTGGTCCATTGTGTTCGGTGTTGGGAACAAAGACTCCTGAACACTCTTGGTCACTTTCAAACCATTCATGTGCGCCAACTGAGCAATCTGATCACGCACCATCACCTGATGATTCCTGGCACGAGTTTTCTTCTCAGCCATGGCACCACCAGCGCCCTCAGATGCGGATGGCGTTCTGAACAGACTCTCCTCTGGGATAGGCCGTGATAAAAACACGGAACCTTCTGTGGGGAGCTCCAGCATCAGAGGCGAGTACGCCCTTCCATCGAGCATCGTACCCGAGGTCGGCCAAGTCTCCGAGAACAGCTCCGAGTGCTCGCAAAACAGGTTGCTCGCTGTCGGTCTCTCCCATACACCACGGACAATGTTCCAAATCGCTACCGGCTCTTGCACTGAGTAGTCCCCTCACATTCTCAATAATCACCAAACGTGGTTTTAGAACGCTAATAGCCTTAGCGAACTCCGACCACAAACCAGACCGAGTGCCAGCCATAAGCCCAGCACGCCGACCGCCCAAAGAGACATCCTGACAAGGGAAACCCCCAGTCAAAATGTCCACAGGTTCGACCGACGACCAATCGACCTGACTTACATCCCGATAATTCGCTATACCGGGAAAATTGTGTTCCAAAATCGCAGACGGAGCATCAGCCCACTCACAATGCCACGCCACCTCAGCATCAAGCAGATTAGACACCGCCATATCCAAACCGCCATACCCAGAAAACAGCGAACCTATCTTCACTGAGCACGCTCCGCCATCAAAGTCTCAAAAGCAGACTTAGCCTTAATCTCCGCAAGACCCAAACGGGCGCGAGCATCAACCGTGAAACCCATCACCCCAAGCCCAGACATAATCGCCTTCTCCAACTCCAACAACTGCCGAAGCAAATGAAAATCATCAGGCGCAGATTCAACCTGCTTCTCCAACATCACCTGACGATCGAGCTGCTTACACACAATCATCAAAGCTTCAACATCAGTCTGCCGAGAAACCCACGTCTTGCCATGACTAAACACGCGATCCCATAAAGCCTTCCCCGCCTCACCCAGCTCACGATGCGGTTCAACATAACCGCCCTCAAGCTCAAAAGTCTCACTAATCTCAGGCATTTTGCGCTGACCGGGATTCCCCGTCAAACGCTTCATCTCAAGTGGTTTCGCAGGATTCGGCATTTTCTCACCATAGCACTTTTTGTTCGAAATGCAGGAAAA